TGGCAACCACGATTTGTATTATAAAGACAAACGTGACGTTAATAGTACAGCATTTGCAAAACATATTCCAGGTATTACATTTGTAGATGAAATTACCACAATTGAAGACGTAACTATTGTACCTTGGCTTGTAGGAGACGAATGGAAGAAGTTACGCAATCTAAAAAGCAAGTATATCTTTGGACATTTTGAGTTACCTAGTTTCTATATGAATGCTATGGTACAAATGCCAGATCACGGAGAGCTTAGAGCAGAAGACTTTCAGCACCAGTCGTATGTGTTTAGTGGACACTTCCACAAACGTCAGCAACAAGGAGTAGTACATTACTTAGGTAATGCATTTCCGCACAACTATGCAGATGCATGGGACGATGATCGTGGTATGATGATACTTGATCGAGAGAATGATGCAGAACCTGTGTACCTTAACTGGCCAGATTGTCCTAAATACCGTACAGTTAAACTTAGTAGACTAATAGATGAAGCAGATTCGTTTATTAAGCCTAATATGTACTTGCGTGTTAATTTAGACTTACCTATTAGTTACGAAGAAGCAAGTTTTATTAAAGAAACTTTTATTAATCAATACAAGTGTCGTGAAATTAGTTTAATTTCACAAAAACAATTAGAAGAAATTAGTACAGAACTAGATATTCAACAATTTGAAAGCGTCGATCAAATTGTTGCTGGTGAAATTGCCGCAATCGACTCAGACAACTTCAATAAGAAGATGCTAATGGACATTTATAACGAACTATGATAAAAATTAAAGACCTCACAGTACGAAACTTTATGAGTGTGGGCAATCAGACCCAAGCTGTTGACTTTAATCAGCAACAACTAACACTTGTACTTGGCGAAAACTTAGATCAAGGTGGCGATGACAGTGGATCACGTAATGGCACAGGTAAGACTACCATTATTAATGCACTATCGTATGCGTTGTACGGCAAAGCTCTTACAAATATTAGAGCTAACAACCTAATTAATAAAACTAACAGCAAAGGCATGTTAGTTACGTTACACTTTGAAAAGAATAATGTAGATTATAGAGTTGAACGTGGCCGTGGACCTAACTTGTTAAAGTTTTATGTCAACGATCAAGAACAAGAGATGATAGACGAGTCACAAGGCGACAGTCGTAAGACGCAAGAATACATTAACGACTTATTAGATATGAGTCATGACATGTTTAAGCATATTGTTGCTCTGAATACATACACAGAACCGTTCTTAAGTATGCGACAAAACGATCAACGTGCTATCATTGAACAGTTATTAGGTATTACTATACTAAGTGAAAAGGCAGATGCATTAAAAGAACAAACTCGCATTACTAAAGAAGCAATAACTACTGAAACATTAAAGATCGAAGCACTACAAACAGCGAACAGTAAGATTGAAACTACTATTAGTAGTTTACAAAGCAATCAAAAAGCATGGCTGGCTAAGCGCACTACTGACATAATAAAGTTAAATGAAGGAATCGCCGAATTAGAGCATTTAGATATTGAAAATGAACTTGACTTACATGAAAAATTGTCAAACTGGAGTCAACAAAACAATGCTATTTTGGCTCTTAAAAAAGAATTAAGCACATTAGAGCCAGCACTGTTACGTGCAGACAAGAGTGTTGAAAAAGCACAAAAAGACATCGCAGATCTCGATGATGCAACTTGTTACACTTGCGGTCAAGAACTACATGCAGATAAAAAAGCCGAAATTGAAGCACGTAAATCTAAAGAACTTGAAGATGCATTAGCATATCAGGGTGAAATTTCAACCAAGGTAACAGATGTTGCAAAAGCACTAGAAGAGATTGGTGACATCAATGGTAAGCCTACAACATTCTATGAAACAGCAAAAGAAGCATACGAGCATAGACAAAATGTTGACAGTTTAAAACAGGCATTAGACTCTAAGAAATCTGAAGACGATCCATATCAATCACAAATAGATGAATTAAACAATAGTGCTATACAAGAAATTAATTGGAGTACTGTTAATGAACTTACTGATTATAAAGAACACCAAGATTTCTTGTTAAAACTATTAACTAACAAAGATAGCTTCATTCGTAAGAAGATTATTGATCAAAACTTAGCTTACTTAAACAATAGACTTACATATTACTTAGATAAACTAGGATTGCCACATCAAGTTGTGTTTCAAAACGATCTTGCTGTTGAAATTACACAGTTAGGACAAGATCTAGACTTTGATAACCTGTCACGTGGTGAACGTAACAGACTTATACTTGGTATGAGCTTTGCATTCCGTGATGTTTGGGAAAGTTTATATCAAAAAATTAATTTATTGTTTATCGATGAGCTTATTGACAGTGGAATGGACACAGCAGGTGTAGAAGGTTCATTGGCAGTTCTTAAAAAGATGGGCAGAGAAGGCGACAAGAATGTTTACCTTATCTCACACAAGGATGAATTAGTAGGGCGTGTTAATCATGTTATGAAAGTTATTAAAGAAAATGGATTTACATCATACGAAAATGATATTGAAATTATAGAATGACAAGTATAAAATTTGAAAATGCATTAAACAGAGTTGAGCAAAAATGTCCGCCAATATGGATGATGAGACAAGCAGGAAGATACCAACCCTCGTATATGCAAATGAAAGAAGAGTTTACATTTGAACAGATGTGTAAACTTCCTCAACTAGCTTCAAAAACAGCAATGTTGCCTATTAACGAATTTGATTTTGATGTTGCTATTTTGTTTAGCGACATACTTTGGCACCTCGAAGGACTTGGTCTTCCATTAAAATTTGATCCTGGTCCAAAGTTTCAATCTCATCTTACTGAAGAAAACTGGGAACAATACAAAGATATTAGTAAAGCTATTGATCATCTAGAGTTCCAGCACAAAGCATTAACACTTACAAGAGAAATGCTCCCAAGATCTAAAAGTTTAGTTGGATTTGTAGGCGGACCTTGGAGTTTACTTAATTATGCATTAGGTAATAATAAAGTAAGCAACGATTTTAAAACAATGTATCTTAAAAAGGTTATCATACCTTTATTATCTACAAGCATTACACATCAAAAGGCTTGCGGTGCTGAAGTTGTAATGATATTTGATAGTGGACTACAAAACATTAGTAAAAATTATTATGATAATACTTACTTGCCAATGTTAAAGTTATTAAGCGAAAAAGAAAATGTTGCATACTATGCTCGAGGATTACCAAAGAACAGTTTACCTAAAGTTAAAAAACTTCCTTGGACAGGTATTGGTATTGATTCTACACAAGACTTAGTAAAGGCATTAAAAACAACTGACAATATGTTTATACAGGGTAACTTTAATGAAGAATACTTATTATTAGAACACAAACTGTTTAATTACGAGCTAGACAAGTGGTTAGAGTCGTTGGATGGTATAGACACTACTGGCTGGGTTTGTGGATTAGGTCATGGAATTATAAAAACTACACCTACAGCTAACGTAAAACATTTTATTGAGAAAGTTAGAAACCATTATGCTTAGAATTGGTGTTAGAGGAAGTAAACTTGCACTAGCATATGCAGATCGTGTGTGCAAAGAACTTTCTTGTGATACTGAGATAGAAGTTATACAAACAGATGGAGATTTAAATCCTGACACTCCTATACACGAAATAGGCGGCAAGGGTGTGTTTTGTAATGCACTAGAATATGCATTAACACAAGGATTGATTGACGTTGCTGTACACAGTTTAAAAGACATGCCTGGAGATGTAGAACATCCTGACTTAGAAATTAGTGCTGTGCTAGAACGTAACAGTCCACATGATGTTTTGCTAGGAAGTGTGTTTGACGGATTCGTACTAGGAACTAGTAGCCCGCGGCGCAAAGCACAACTTGAAAAATTATATGACAATTTAAATGTACAAATAAAACCTATTAGAGGTAATATAGATACTCGCATAAAAAAACTTGACAATAAGGAATATGATGCTATAGTACTAGCACAAGCTGGACTTCAAGCACTTGGTATAGACAGGATTAGCACACGTTTACCTATTATACCAGCTATAGGACAAGGCATTATTGCATTACAAACTGTTAAAGGTAGTAAAGCAAGTATTATTGTTAAAGAAGTAAATCACAATTTAACATTTAGGCAAGCACAATTAGAAAGAGCATTATTAAAAGGCATTGGTGGGGATTGTACTACAAAAGTAGCAGCTCACGCAACAGGAGACAATCCTATTAAATTAGAGGCTGTGTATTATGATTGAAGACGATATACACGACCAATTAACTAAGGCATATTTAGAATATTTTAAGGCAAACGAAGCGTTTGAAAAACGTAAATCTCATCGTACTCATATGACTAGCCGCAGATGGTTAAGAAAAATACGAGAATTATCTAAATTAAGGATGGAAGAGATTCATGAGACGTATCAAACCAAGAAAGAGGCAAATAAAAATCAATCACGGTAAGTAAGTTCATGCAGTGGACTTATCAAGGGAAAACAATTGACACAATACCAGATGAGTATGAAGGCTTTGTTTACCTTATTACAAATAAGACCACAGGCCAAAAATACATAGGCAAAAAACTAGCAAAATTTAAAACTACTAAGCCACCTCTAAAAGGCAAAAAAAATAAAAGACGCGGTTACAAAGAAAGCGACTGGCGAACATACTACGGTAGTTCGGATAGACTAAACGCAGATGTAGCTGAACTAGGCGAAGACAAGTTTACAAGAGAAATATTATACCTATGTAAAGGTAGGGGCGAAATGTCCTACATAGAGGCAAGAGAACAGTTTGATAGGCGTGTACTTGAAACTGATGATTA